CTATGTTCATGACCATGATGGCGTATATGATGGATGATTAAATAATACGGTTGCATAAAATACATGGCATCGTATACTATCACACTTCAATCACCAGACGGAACAGAAACTACATTCGACTGTGCAGATGATACTCCTATTTTAGAACAGGCAGAAGAAGAAGGTTTAGATTTACCATCATCATGTAGAGCAGGAGCATGTTCTGCTTGTTTAGGTAAAGTGTTAGAAGGTTCAGTTAATAATGACGAACAATCTTTTTTAGATGAAGATCAATTAGAAGAGGGATGGTCTCTCCTCTGTGTTGCTACTCCAGAATCCGATTGTGTTATACTTACGGAGCAAGAAGAAAACTTAGAGTAATTAATGAAGGACAAGAAAGCAGCAAAAAAATTATTAAAACTTGCAAAGAAGCATCCAGACTGGTATACTAAGGAGGATATTCTTTATGCTAAGTCAGTTAAAAGACGCATTAAACAGGAAGAAAAACTCAATGATGGTTGAAGAGAAGTATACTGAAGAGCAAATGAAACTTCGACAAGAAGTTTTAAAGATTCTTTTCAAGAAATTTGGTAATGGAAGTTATTCCAATAGATCCATATATGAATGTGCAGATGAGTGGATTGATAAAGGACATAAGATCTCATCAGGGGTTGTCAAATATTACGATGCGTATTATAATAAATAACTTACTTGCTGTAATAAAATGCAAAAAATAATTAATGTACTTGCTCTTGCGTCTACTGCTGTATCTGTTGCCGTTGTTGGTAGTGGGTTATACGTATACGTCAATCGCGCATCCATCATTGATGGAGTTAAATCTCAAGTTATGGAAGCAGTTACTGGATCTCTTGGTGGTCTTGGAGGAGTGGGTGAAGGTTCACTTCCTTTAGGTAGTAATGATCTTGCACCATCTGTACCACAAGCAACTGCACCTGTACCATCTGGTGGTCTTGGAGTTTCTCAATTCTAAATAGGGTAGTTGCTCTATTAGAATGGCAGAAGAAGTAAAAGAAGAAGAGATTCTGGAAGAAGAACCCAAAGAAGAAAAGAAAGGGTTGTTCCAAAAAGCAAAGGATGCTATTCTTCCAGATGCTGACGAACAAGCAGCAATCATTAGTACATTTGTTCGCATTACTGTTCTTGCCTGGTCGGGTGGAATATTGACATTAAATTATGTTGCTATACCAGGTGTACCACAACAGAAAATAGATCCAACATTTATCGCTTCGGTTTTTACAGGAGTTTTAGCGAGCTTCGGAATTCAAACTGCTAGTAAGAAAGGTGATGGCACTATGAAGATGGATAAGAATGGTAATGCTGTTAATGGTAATGGTGGTGGTGGAGGCATCAGCAAGAAAGATCTTGAGATGTTAATTGAAAAGGCATCCCAGACTGGTCCTACTCAAACAATTAGAATTGAGCAAGCACCTATCAAGATCAGCACTGACGACAAACCTTATCAATTATAATATAGATTATGAACCCTAGTGTGAGTACATTATTTTCAATTAATATCATAGAGGGACAAGTAGATGCCGACTTTGATAAACTTGAGAAACTATTGTTAGATAATTATTCTAAAAGATGGAGTGATGATCCAACTCACACCAGATATGAGGATTCTTGTTGTCCATCTTCACCTCTAGTAGATGATATATTTGATCAAGTTCTTGATGACTTATATAAGGTTACTGAGGAAGAAGTATTTGTTAGTGATTACTGGGGTCATATACATGAAAAAAATATGAGCACATCTCCTCATTGTCATAGAGGTTCTTTGGCTGCTGGTGTGATTTATATTGCTGCTCCTGAAGGAGCAGGTAGTATTGTTTTTAGATCTAATTTTGATATTGCAAATAAAAATGCTTTTATCAAATCATTTCCACCTGTAAGAGGACATTATTATGTTTTTCCTGGTTATCTAGAGCATTATGTTAATAGAAATAATTCAGAGGAAATGAGAATATCATTATCATTTAATTTAGACAAAAAAGGAGTAAAACGATGACATCAGATTCTTCAACATTTCTATTCACTAAAGTCAAAAAGGTTGCCCACTCCATCAAGGAGTGGGATAAGAATATGGCATATAAATTTCAAGGTAAATTTAAATTGTCTAATTATCAAATGCTTTGTCTTTCATTTGCCAAGGGGTTTATTATTGGTGCGTTGATACTCTAACAGAGTGTTGAAGTCCACACTGAACTAGGCAAAAATTACTAGTCCGTGCTATAAATATGTGTAGTATGGGATTGAAGAATCATGCCCCTGACTCAACAGAGACATTACACAGTCGGTTATCACGACACTGAATTACATCATCACGAGATATGTGAGTACGCTGTAGATTCATATAACGCAATACAGAATTCCAAAGAGGATGTTCCCTATTTACAGGAGCATCCTCATTTTATTGACTATTGTGTGAGTGAAGAAGTAAAACAAGTTGCTGATTTTATGGCAGCTGGTATTCCTATGGGACATTAATTATGAGTGGTATTACGAAGAATAAGCACGAGATTATGTGGTGGATGAGTAGACTCACTATCATGGGTTGTGCTCTAGGAGCATCATTTGTGTTTGCAGCACAGGCATATGCTTAGACTTTTAACAGAATGGATAGGACAGAATATGAATACTCTTGTCCTATTCAGTTGGGTAATATTTTTACCTATAGGATTCATGTCAATAGATGCACCAAGAAACCCTCATAGATATAAGCACAAATGATATAGGTGGGTATGAGTGGACATAATTATAAGAACCCTTCTAAGGCACAAGATCTTTCACACTTAGAGGCACAAGTCACTAAGGGTAAGAAGTATTATGATGAACAGGGATGGGAGACCTCTGCACCCATCTCTGATAGAGAATGTATCTATAAGTGTTTAGATAATTGTGAGCAACTTGCTGGACTTGATAGAAAACAAGTGCAAAGATTAATGAAAGAGTTTGAGAGTGGACAAAAGGGTGAGGATGTTGTAGAATTAATATCAGAGTATCCTCCTTTATAACTATGGCATGGGATGACCCACTTAATTTTAAGAAAGAAGGTATAGTATTAGATTACAAAACTGCTGGTGTAGATATAGATGCTGGTAATAAATTTGTAGAAAAACTTAGAGAGAAAGCACCAGGTATTGGTGGGTTTGGTGGGATGATAAAAATCCCATCAGGATATGATGAACCTATTCTAGTATCTGGTGCTGATGGTGTTGGAACTAAACTAAACATATGCACAGTCGCAAATGACTTTACAACTATAGGTCAAGACTTAGTTGCTATGTGTGTTAATGATGTGATTACATGTGGTGCTAATCCATTATATTTTCTAGATTATATTTCTACTCAGAGAGTGGATGGTAATGTAGCAGATATTATGATAGGGATTATGAAGGGGTGTGAGATTGCAGGTATGGATCTCATAGGTGGAGAGACTGCTGAACATCCAAGACAACTTCATTATGATATGGGAGGATTTTGTACAGGTATAGTAGAGAAGAGGAAAATCATAGATGGGTCTGCAATTAAACCAAGTGATAGAGTTATTGGTCTAGCAAGTAGTGGTCTCCATAGTAATGGATATAGTATGGTTAATTATTTGTTGACCAGACATCAGATATTTTATGCTGATCATCCTGAATTACTTACTCCTACCACAATCTATGCACCTGTTGTTAAGAGATTGTTGGATGAGGGAGATTGGATATATGGTATGGCACATATTACAGGTGGTGGTATTCCAGAAAACCTTCCTAGATGTTTACCAGAAGGACTGACTGCTCGTGTAGATTATAATGCATGGACTGTACCAGAGATCTTTAAGAAGATTCAACTCAAGGGTAATGTAGATGAGAAAGAGATGAAGAGAGTATTTAATTTAGGTATTGGATATTGTGTAGTAGTACCTGCTAATCGTATGGAACTTACTATGGATATTATTAGAGATGAAGGTATAGAGTGTTGGGAGATTGGCGAAGTGTATGAGTGAGGTTGTTCATAGTGTAAATATTATGTTGGCTATACTTCTTGTAGGAGTATGTGTTACAATATACTGGATTTTTAAGTATGATGAATGGTATCCTAACGACAATGTTCATAGTAACATCTCCACTGAATCCGAACACGGTGATTCAGGAGATGAGGAATTGGAAGTCTGAACAAGAGAGAACTCCAATTGAAGAGATGCTAAATAACTCACTAGAACAAATGGAGTGGGGAGATTATGGGAGCGATGGTTCCACCGAGTCGGAAAAGTTGTTACAATTTCCGAGTAACGAAGATAGTGAAAGTGCTGGACGGGGATACGATAGATGTTCTGATAGATCTTGGATTCGATTTATACAAAAAAGAACGGGTAAGAATTGCAGGAGTTGATAC